TCCAGATATCCATACCACGACTATCAGCAAACCTATGGCTTACGTGTTGGTAGTCAGTACCTGGTTCATAGAACTTAATACCTGCACCGTTGTGCCATGATGTCTGTGAGCGTAACCACCAACCAGTAAGGGACTGTTCACCTGGTTCAGGACTGTTATCAAACTGGTCCTTCTTGTATGGCGCAGTCTCACGGCGGTATGGGTCTTGATTGCTTACCTTAACAATAAAAGGTAGGTCATCAATAACTACGTCAAAGGCAGTATCAGTTAGCGTGAAGGTTGCTTCGGTTGACGGAACAGCAAGGTCATAGGGGATATCTTCACTAATATCTTTAGCCATTAGTACCCCCTAGAACTTGATGATAAAGTTAATTACAGTGGATGGTTGTGTATTAGTGTGTGCTTCTGAAGCAGCGGCTGCAGCAACTTCATTAACCGATACTGCTGGTTGACGACCATCTGTACTAAAAGCACGATTTTCAATGTAATCAGTTCCACCACGTGTAAGGTCTGTAATTTGACCAAACGCATAGTAGTTATTACCAGCACTGGTGTAAGGAACAGCGTGACTGTGAGCATCTTGTTGTGCGGTGTGACCGTGTTGACGAAGACCAGATTGGTTTGCAGTAAGAGTTACATTCTCAGCATCAGATATCTTTGCACCAAGTGTACGTGCAGTTAAATCAGCACTATCAGCAACGTTGCGACCAGTGCCAGCACCCATAGGTACACGACCACGAAGGTCAGGCAAACGGAAGTGTGTAGTACCACTACCACCAGAGCCGTTAGTTAGTGCACCATATGTTGTTCCAAGTACAGCAGCAAGAGCAGAGTAATCTGCAACAGCAACTTGCTGACCTTGACATAGCAACCAACCGCTAGGTGCAGTACCAGTAACCCACATGTTTACAGCACCAACAGGTACTCTTGCCTCTAGCAATGCTGTAGTAGCAAAGTCAGCATCTGATAGTGCAGTATTAAACTGTGCAGTTGTACCAGTTAAAGTATTGTTTGTTAAGTTAATTGTTTTGTTGGTTAGTGTTTGACTCTTACTAAGACCAACAACACCACCAGTTGCATCGTGAGCGGAGGTGTTATCAACGTGGTCATGCACAATCTGTAGGTCAGAGCCAACAATCATATGCTTTACTACGTGACCAGTTGTATGGTCCTGTGCAGTAGCACCAGTTTCAATAGCACGTTGCACCTTAAGAGTTGGTGAGGTTACACCAGTCTGGTCAACCGTTACAAGAACGGCTTCTTCTTTAACGGTGTCTGGATTAATCACAAGCACATATGGTGGGCTAGGTAAACCAGTAACATTGTTAAGGGTAATTTGTGTAGCAGAAGAACTAGCGTCAGCAGTTAATGCCTTAGGTTCTGCGACTGATTTGTAATTGCGTGCCATGGTTTACCTATCGGGTGAAGTGGATACGGATTGGATTACGGTCACTCATCTTGCGTGCTTCTTCTGCAAGACGCTTGTCGTAAAGAGCGAGTAAGTATTTAGATGCATTGGTACCTGCACCATAAGAACGACCAGCAATCTGTGACTGTTGGTCAGACTCAGCAGAACCAAAGGTCAAGCGACCTGGGTCAATGAATGACGCTAGACGTGCAGTAGCACCTAGAACAATGACATCCTTGCAAGATGCAGGTAGACCTGTGACAATCTCAAAGTCATCATCGTTAGCGTCCATTACGGCAGGAGCGGCGGTATAGAATATTTGGACAGTGCGACCAGACTCAACACCAGATAGCAGAGTAATACTATTTTTAGAATTAAAAGCATCAGTGTTAGCCATAGGGTCAACCCGATAACCACGAACAGGAAGCCATTCTTTAGAAGGACCAGTAGTTTCATAAGATACTGCCAATACTGTTTCTGCCTCATCAGGCAATGCGTATGTTGACTTAGATGGAGAGAAAGAGAACGTATGTACACCTGTGGTGTATAGGTCTGGGAACACCGCTTGAATGGTTTCGTTGATTGCATCCTTGACATCCACAGATGGGAATGTAGGAGAGATGATTACACGTGCACCATTCTGGTGTGTTGCAGCAGAGGTACCATTGTAGCCACGACCATACGGTGGGATACTTAGGACACCAGATGTACGGTCATAGGAATCTACATAGATTAATTCGTCATCAATCTGAATGATGCCTGAAGAGATGTTGTTTGCTGAGGCAACAGTGATGCTAGTTGCTGTTGCATTTACTGCAGCAGTGAGATGTGTCTGACGGTCTTGACGTAGCGTAAACCCTGCTAGTTTACGTACAACCTCATCAGTCATTGAACCGAATGTTGCCATTACCATTTAACCTTGTCTGCCCAGTATGCTGCGCTCATCTTGCCTTTAGCGATGTTCTTAGCGTGACGGGCTTTAAACGAAGCCTGTCTTGCGGTAGGTTGTCTATCACCCGTCACACCTTGTTGACCAAAGCGAATAGTCTTAACCTGTTCGCCAACCTTAGCCACAACTACGTGTGACTTTGTTGGATGTCCAGGTGTACGCTTCGGCTGGTTGAAGCCAGAAACACCTGCACGTGCTAGTCGTGGGTCCTTCTTGACTGCCATGATTACTTCTTCTTTGTTGACCGTGGCATTGCAGGAACTGCTGGTACCTTCGGCATGTTGTAATCTACTTTGTCAATACCCTTGTATGAACCAGGCATCTTAGGCATTTCATGTTGGTAGTTGATGTGGTTGCATCCACAGTTAGCACACATTATTTCTTACCCTTTTTCTTAGACATCTTTGCTTCGCTCATTGCAATAGCAACGGCTTGCTTGCGAGACTTAACAACAGGTCCACCCTTACCAGAGTGCAGTGTGCCAGCCTTGTATTCTTTCATTACTTTGGCAACCTTCTTAGTTGCCTTCTTCTTAGAGAGCGGAGCCATATGCATGTCCTGTCTTGTCGCTTACATCCATAGCCTTACGAATTTGGGCTGTGGAAGTTCCATCTGGTTGTATACCCTGCTTACGTGCTTCACGGTATAGACTTAATTCGTTGTTCCATTTTTTGTTTGTCCAACCGTTATTAACCAAGTCACCCTTGGCATCTCCAGTTGACATCTGTATGTTTGATGCCCTTAGGCAATCACCCCAAGAGTCGTGGTCTTGGGTGGGACATCCGCTTCTACAAGCCATCCTTGTAATCCTTTACCGTTTGGTGCATGATGAACTCATAGTTTTTAATTAGACGTTCATCGTCTGGATTAAGTTCAACCGCTTTACGTGCGTACTTTTTAGCAGAACCCTTCTTACCTAGGTTCCAACACGCAATAGAAAGCAAGTCGTACATTCTCCATGGCATTGATTGGTCAGCCACATAATGATTATGAGACTCAAGGGAAAGTTCAGTTACTTTAATTGCTGCTTGGTAGCAGTGGTTCCACATCTTACGTTCGTAATAGTAGAAAGCCAAAGGCATCCAAGCCTCTAGGTCATCTGGTGCTTCTTCAACGTTACGTTGATACCAGTAAAGACCTTCACGGTCATTACCTAATTTGCAATAGGCTTCGCCTATACCTCGCCAAGTCTGAGCACGTTCAACATTCCAACCAGGAATGTCTTCTAACTTCTTGCCCACATCTATAAGTTCTTGCCACATACCCTTGAAGTAATACTCACGGGCTAGGTAGACAATCATGCGATGGTCAGTTGGGTCTTCTTGATGTCCTAGTTCTAGCAGTGTTAGATAGCCACTACGTGGCTTGTCATCGTCTGGCTTATGAGTAACCAAGGTTTCAACAACTACTAGTTTTTCTGGACCATCGGTTTGAATAACCTCGTGGCAAGGGTAACGCCACCTGTATCCATGTCTAGCATGGACACGGTTATTGTTAGCCCAGATATTACCTGTGTCCCACATGACCCAAGCCCTGCCAGTGTCTGGCTTCCAAGCCTGTCGTATCTTGTCAAAGAAGTCAGGGTCAGGTATCTCATCCATGTCTATGGAGACACACACATCCACGTCAGATGGTACTAAATCTAGAGCCATATTTCGTGCTACATCAAACCTAAAGTCGCTTAGCGTGGCTCTGTGGGCTTCTATGCCGTACTGTAGGAGTAGGTCATAAGTGTTGTCAGTTGACCCAGTATCTAAGACAATTCGGACATCAGCACCTTTGGTGGCTTCTGCCCATCGCTTGACATGTTTGGCTTCATTAAGGGCTATGGTGTAAACTGCAATCTTCACACCGCAACCCTATCATACTATGGACGTAAAGACGAACGATTAATTGCTACACCCTTACAGCAGTCTGCGTAAGATTCACAGTCCTGTGTTGGGCATCCTGTTCTACAAGCCATTGTTACTCCTAAAGTTCTGCGTTTGAGGTCCAGTTTAACTGAGCAGCATTATATGGAAAACTAGTGTTTGCTACTAGCAAAGAATGAACAAATGCTGAATCACTTGTTCCTGTTACTGTTCCATTTCCACTTGCATTGTCATGGTCAGTACAAACTACTGCAACAACTGGATTAGATATTCTTTTGTTTACTTTGTAATAAACAGAACGCCATGTGGTAGGAACAAACGAAGCACTTGGCATTGCCATAAACTGTCTTGGAGTTGCGCCAACTTCATAGTATCTCTGACACAGGGATAGTTCTGTACCAATAGGGCGGCGTTCAAATGGTGTAGCAACTGTACCTTGCTCCACCTGTACACCCCAGATGTCAACTGTGAATGTAGAGTTCAGTGGAAGGGCTAATATAAAAGTTAAGTTATCTGTTCCGCTAGTTCCTATTGTTTTCCCAGATAAACTTGGAAGGGTAGTAGTGTATGTAAATCTAGTCCAAGAAGTTCCAACAGAGATACTAGAAGCAACAGTAGTATTTACACTAGTAGACGGACTTCCACCAGTACCAAATTCTTGTCTTAATATTAAAGATGGTAACACCGTAGTGCTTGCAGCCTTAGCCCAGAACGAAACAGTTACAGTTTGACCAGCAAAGGTGCGTACATTTTCAATTTTTTGATTATACTCATTAAATGTTCCACCAGTGCCAGCAACGCTTTGATTGTATCTTAGGAAAAATTGTCCTTCGTAACCTGATACTGGAGCAGCGCCTAATGTGTGTGGTTGTTGGCTAAAGGTTCTAGTTGCGCCAGTGCCATCAAAAAATGCAACCCACCTATCGGAAACAAAAGTTCCGTTTGCAGGAGAGGAGAATGATGTACCACGTTGCCAGATTCTAAAGTCACCATTAATAATGGCATTACGGAAACCACTGATAGGTGTGGTAGTCATGTTTGGATAGTTAGTTAGGTCAGCCGTGGACTGCGCTATGTCAATCCAGTTAGTGCCGTCATAGACAAATGCTTTCTTAGCCATTGATTAAAGCACCTGCTTCTTCTTCGGTTAAACCTAATGCAATTAGTTTAGCCATGCCATTAGCCTTGGCTTCTTCCTTAGCAATGCGCTCTGATTCACGCTGTAAGTTTTCTGCGGTGCAGTCTTCGCAACAAGTTTCATCTATAGATTCCATTATTATTCCTTAGACTCTGTAGTAAACACGTAAGATAAATGGGTCAAGATGTACACCGTTACCAAGAAAACATCTAACTCTAATTTGATTTGGAGTTTGAACTCCAGACCAATCACCAAGAGTCACACCAGTAACCGTTAAAAAGTTATTAACTCCATTTTTAGGAGTTATAGAAACAAAGTTATCCATGTTAACTCCTGCTGGAAGATTTAATAGGTATGTAGTTTCTGTTGTTGACGCTGATACCGTTATGTCAGCAAATGCGATTGAAGAAAGGGTGGTGCTTCCCTTTTTGTAAGTGTTGGCAGTGACAGTATCAATTATTCCTCTTGCTAAATCTCTTGCTCTAGTCATTATGCTGCCTCGTATGTCATAGACCCAGTTATGCGATTATTGTTACCACCTGGGTAACCATTATTATAAGTAGTAATAAAAAAACCAGAAGTGCTATCAAGGCTAAATTGCAACATGGCTCCAGTGTTTGCTGTCTCACGACCTGCGCCAACTTGTTGCGTATTTCGTGCCGTTTTTCCAGGTGGCAAAGTAACTCGTACGCTTCCTGTGCCAGTTCCATTGTTAGTTATGGTTATATCAATTTGCAGAAATATAGTTTTACCTAATTGTGCGTATCTAGCCGTGTTAATAGTAGTTGAAGTTATTGTTCCACCACCAGCAGTAATTGTTGGAGTCCAGTTGGTCCAAGCGCCAGCAGGAAAATCTACTTGTGAAGCAAACCTTGCGTCACTCTGAGTCTGCGTGTAAACATCAGCAACGGTACGAGCAACTGCGCTAAAGATTTCAACTGTATCTCCAGCAACTAATGCTGTAAGTCCAGTAACTGTAGTGCCAGTAGTTGCGGTATAGTCCTGACTACGAACCTGCAATACACCGTTGATGTATAACTGTTCATAGCCTGGGGTGTACCGCAATGGCAACCCATTATCATCGTTACCTGACAGAGATGTTTCTCCACCAATAGCAGTCTCACGCCAGCGCAAGAACTGTGCTGAGTCAACGCTTGGTACATCTATGTCTGACTCAATCCAAATGTCACCTGTTGCTGGTGAACTAGGAGCAGTTGCTTGATACTTGACAGGTGCTACTACAGCCTCTTGCCCAATGGCAATCCATTCAGTGCCACTCCATACATAACCTGGTCTAGTTGTTGGCATTGTTAGTTCCTCAATCCATAGACTCTTAAAGTTCCCGTAATGTTTCCGCTAGATGCGCTTAAAATAATTCCGTCATACGAAACTGAAGATGTGTGGTTTCCTCCACCTTGAAAAGTGTCTGCGCTAGATGAACTTCTAGAGTTGCTTTGAAAAACCACACCTGTTCTAGATGCAACTGCTGGTCTAAAAATTGTTGCGTCAAATGTTGTTAAAACATCCCCACCACTACCAATGGCTGCAGATGATTGAGACCCTGCATAGACTCTTGTTGGTCCATAACTATCACCAGTGGTTATATACATTCGCTCCCAGTTGGCAGGAGCAGCAGTACCGCTAGTTGAAACATTAAAAAGCATTGTTGTTGCGCTTGTGTGTGAGCCAGTTCCAACCCACTCTAATTTGTAATTTTCAAACGCAGAAGTAAATACGTTACTAACTGTTAATGTGCTTGCACCAGATACGGTTATTGTATTGATGTGTACAAGTCCACCGCCAACAATGTTTCCTGTTGGGCTAACGCTAGCAACAACAGCACCAGTTGAGTCTTGCCACTCTTGCAAGTTAGCGGTCTGACTTGATGCACCCTTAAGTACAAGTGGCTTTACTGCAGCACCAGAAGCAATAACAGTATCTCCACCAACTTTGGATACATAGCCAGTTGATGCGCTTGCATCAGCCTTAAGCAAGTAATCATTAGTGTTAAGTAAACCAACAGAGCCATCTGAATCAACCCATACTTGACCTACCGTAGGAGAAGAAGGTTCAGATGTTTGATAACTAAAAGTTGTTGTGCCAGTAGAACCCGTTGGTCCTGTCGGACCCGTTGGACCTGTAGGTCCCGTGGCACCGTCAGAACCTATAAAGCCGTCAGCGCCTGTGGGACCTGTTGGTCCCGTTGCGCCAGTCGGACCAGTAGGTCCAGTTGCTCCGTCTGCTCCAATGTAACCGTCTGCTCCAGTTGCTCCCGTGGGTCCAGTAGGACCAATAACAGTTGAGTCAGCACCAGTAGGACCAGTGGCTCCAGTAGGTCCTGTAGCCCCTGTAGAGCCCGTAGGACCAACTACAGTGCTGTCTGCACCTGTAGGTCCAGTTGAACCTGTAGGTCCTGTAGGACCTGTTATGCCTTGGTCTCCTTGGACACCTTGAATACCTTGTGAGCCTGTGGCTCCCGTTGCACCAGTGGGTCCTGTGACCCCTTGAATACCCTGGTCACCTTGCGGTCCCGTAGGACCTGTCTCACCCTGTGGTCCCGTTGCTCCCGTACTACCCGTAGCCCCTGTGGGACCAGTAGAGCCTGTCGCTCCTGTTGGACCAGTTGGTCCCGTTGAACCAGTAGCACCAGTGCTACCAGTAGGACCCGTAATACCTTGGATGCCCTGAGAACCTGTAGGACCTGTAAGTCCGATTGGTCCTGTAGGACCAGTGACACCTTGGGTTCCTTGTGGACCTTGTTGGTTATCAACAATGACAACGGTTTCTTGTAAAACTTCTTCGCCAAGAATGACATCGGTAACTGTCTCTTCAATCGTGACAGTAGTTGATACAACGTCTTCCTCAATGATAATAGTAAAGTCTGACATTATTGTGTCACCTGTGGCGATACAATAAAGCGACCCTCCAAGATGCGAGTGACCTCATCACCAGATGAAGTAAGTTCAATGTCGTATACCCAACGACCAGCAGGGACATCAGACATGGTGGCTGCAGGGACAGTTACAGAGACACGACCAAGTGAGGTCATAGTGGCTGAGGTAATGTTAAGTAAAGTTGTGCTGGAAGATGTAGAGCGGCGAACCTGCATAGCGAAGGTGTAGTCAGATAAGTTCCAAGCAGTGCCGTCTGTCTCAACTCTAAAGTTAAGGTTAAAGGTAGCACCTTGTTCGGCTACAATGTTGTACTTACCACTCATAGTTCATCCTTAAGATGTAATGTAATGTGCTCATCTAAACGCTTTTCAATCCTGTCCACTGCACGGGCAATGTCTGGAAGACTACGACCACCATTAGCCGTGGGCTGGATAGGATATGTCTGTTCTTTAATAAAAGTCTGTAGTGGTTTAACTATTAACCACTTACCCAATGCGGCTATAATACCTATACTTAACGATACAACTGTCAATGATTCTATCAGTGTCATACCGTAGACACCTCATAGCCAGCCGCTTCAAGGTCATCTTTTTCTTCTTCCGTTACGGTGTATTCATGTCCACCAAGGTAAACAACACTGGCTTGTTCTAAATCATCTTGCCAAGGGTACTGCTCTTCGTACCAATCGTTACCAATCTTGTAGACGGTAATCCCACGCTTTAGTGTGTACCGCCAGAACAACCAGTTTCCACCTGCTGGTCCCTGGTCCACTGTAGGTGGTGCGAATAGATAAGCCATTATGTTTTCCTTCTATGTTAGAAACATAACCCCATCCCTAAGCCCGTTATATGACTTAGGGATGAGATTAGTGTCGCTAATTAAGCAATGCTTGAAGCAGACTCAATGCGGTATAGCGCTTCGTTACGGTATACTGCGTGTCCTAGAACACCGTACCAACCGATTGGACGCTGACGCATCAACTTGTCAACGACTGGACCAATAACCACGTGTGGTTCTTCGGCTACAGCCTCAGCAAGTGCTTGCTGTCCTGCTAGGAATGTGCGGTAAACAGGAATGCTGCTTGCGCCATCGTTGCCCTTGCGTAGACGAGGAGACTCAATGAAGTATGCACCTTCAAACTGACCAATTTCGCCAGCCCAGATTGCATCATTGCTCTGGTACTCGTGTGGGTTACGCCAAGATGCTGCACCAGTTTCGGCACGAAGGTCGTGGGAAACTTCTGGGTGAATACCACACCAGTAAAGTGAACCCTTACGTCCTGAAGCCTTGTTAGTGCGCAACTTTGCAACTGCAACACGGATGTCAGCAGCAGATAGTGTGTCATCTGAAGTGATACCTGAAGTTGTTGTTGCGGTTGTTGTTCCACCAGTTGCGTAAAGTACGTTAGTACCTGCAAGTAGTGCATCCTGTGCTAGTTCATCAATGGAATCAGCCATGTTGAATGCAAGGATGTTAGCAACTGCTGGGTCAACGTCTGCAAGAGACATCAACTGCAACTTGCGAGTTACTACAGTTGCGTTACCGTACTCATTTAGAGTTACGGTTACGATGTCTGGAGTAGCAAGTGCAACTGCTGCTGGGTCTACATCTTCTGACAAAGCAGTCTTAGCAACAGCAAGGTCGTTGTAGATTTGTAGCGCAACACTTGAACCAGGCATTGCCTGACGTGCTGGCTTCTTGTCCGCTACGGAGCGGATGAGTGGGGTTGCACGCAGTTCAAATTCAACAAGGCGGTCGTACGCCTTCTGAACTAGACCTGCGGCGTTTGATGGAGTGAAAGCACCAACGTTGTTAGCGGAAGCGTAAGCGCCACCACCAAGACCACCGTTAGTTGCAGCACTACCACCTGATAAGCCTGTATTCGGCATAATATATTTCCTTAGGGGTTAGATTGATTTGCGATTATTCAACGCCTTGGCTGTAAAGGAAGTTAAGTAATTCCTCTGCAGAGCCAGCGTTATTCATGATGTTGAATGCATCATTAACATCATCTGGAGAAATAGCCCCAGATGTTACTGCATCTATTTGACGCAAAGCAGCCATGTCATTAACATCTACTGCGTTTTGTTGTACAGGTGCAGCAACACCAAACAGTTCACCATTGTCAGTCAGCCAGTTACTGATGCTGTCCGAGGACATTTCAATATCTGCTGGAATGAATTTGGCAACCTTTGGGTTGACACCTTTCTCCGCCAAGACTTGGCTGATTGTTGCTTCCCGTTGGAATTTGCGCAATGAATCCAATTCGGCTTGCAACTCTTTGAGTTGTTTGTCTTTCGCACGTTCGGCACGGCGGACTTTCTTGAGTACATCATCAGATGAACCACGTGATGGCGCTTCGTCGTAATCCTCAAACTCTAAGTCATCGTCCCAGTCTTGATTATTGTTGCTCATCGCAACTATCTCCCTTACATTAGTTGTTGTTCGTACATGTCTCACTCCTACACAGGGGTATGTAGGTTGGTATGTACTACCGCTCTTTTACTCAGTGGGGGCGGTCAATCCACCGAGAGTTTTATACTTGCTTCTTGCGACCTAGTGAACCAGTTACAATTCCAGTGGTGCCACCGAATTGTGAACGAGCCTGTGAACGAAGACGCTTGGCTTCGGTTGAAGCCTGTCCAAGAATTGCTTCTTTTTCAGCCTGTTGAACAATATTGCTAGGACCACCGAAGGTTCTTGCAGCCTGTTGCAATCCAGCCTGTTCCGTAGCAACCTTGCCAAATGCTTCTTGTGCTGCTCTACGTCCAGTTACAGAAGTACCTAGACCAGATGCGACAAGTTCCTGGTCAGTAAGACTTGTACGGAATCCTTGAGATAGACCAGCACCTGCAACCTGAGCAGCAGCAGCCTTCTTCTCAATCTCGTAAGTTCCCTCTTTGCCAAGTAACAAACCTTGTGCAAGGTCTGCCTTGTTTAAGGTTGGGAAACGTTCTGCCAAAGCCTGGCGAGTAGGCTCATCAGCAGAATCAATGGCACCAAACGCAGCATTAATTCTACTAGCAGCCTCGTCATAGGAAACTTCATTTAAGAAAAACTTTTTAATATCATTAGCATTGGCAAGGTTACCCATACCAGCAGACTTTAACAACTGCTTGTACTGATTCTCTTGCTTTAAGTAATCAGCAACAGTCATGCCCATCTCTGGGGCTTTCTTCTTAAGTTCTGTTACAGCAGAGAAGCGGTCCTTGTAGGACTGCGGTGCTCTATCATCCGCAAGGATAATATCGTAAAGAGCGGTATCTCCTGGTTGAATCTGGTCTGAGTTAATGAAAGGAAGGGCAACATCATAAAGTTGGTAAGCCCACTTGTTTTCTTCAGCAGTAATATCAAGACCAGTTATTGCTGCAAATTGTTTAGCAAAGATTTCACTATCAGTAGCCATTAAGCACCATAACCTAAGGAACGAGCCAAGCCAAGTGCAAAGGCTGAAGCATTCTGTTTTGCCTGTCCTGTGCTGCGGTAAGCCATATTGTTATTCTTTATATTTTGAATTGTCTCTGACCTGTTTAGTAACTTACCATCTTTAAATGCGTAAGGTTCAATATCAGAAATTTTAACATCCTTTAATCCAAGTTCAAGAGTTCCAGCATAAGCATTGATTTGTTCTGCAAGTAAGTCTTTAACTGTTACTGTTTCAGTAATGTCATCAGCAAGCATCTTGTACTTTAACTTAGCCTTTTCTGCCAACGACTTGCGAACATCGTTGTCAGTTCCAGTACCAGTTGTTAATGCCTTAGCAAACTCTGCCTTCTGTGCAACAGATAAGTTAACATCGTACATGTTTGCAAGTTCACCAACGGCTGTTAGGTTCTGTGCTACAACACCAGTTGCATTCTCATCTGCAAAGTTAATCCTGTTAAATACCCAGGTCTCAGCAAACTCATCAGCCTTGATGCCATCAGATGTTTGAACTGTGTACCAACTTCCACCAATCTTTTTCTTTTCATACTTGATTGGGGCTTTCTGTTGAGCCTTAACAAGAGAATCATAGAACTGAGAGAACTCTGCATCTCCAGCCTTCTTTGATGTGTACTTTAAGTACATAGTATCAAAGATACTTCTTGCATTATTAGGACCAGTAATGTTTAAACTCTTGTTAGTACCAGCACCACCACCGCCACCAGTAGTTCCAGCACCAGTAGCACCTGCACCCATAGCGTATGCGCCATCTGCTTGCATGTTTATCTGAAAAGCAACTTGGTCTTGCCAGGTTACACCACGAGCATTTGCTGCTTCCATTGCTTTAGCCATTGCAGCAAAGTCTCCTGGCATTCTAATGCCAGTTCCTGGTGTGTCGTTTGAGTCATAGAATCCACCAGCGTTATATAGCATGGTTTGAATCTTTGCTAGAGCAGCACCTTCAGGAATTTTTCCAAGTTCATTCTTAGCCATTGTTGCTGGATTTGTGTAAATCTTTGGAGCACGAAAAGTCTCAATAGATGTCTTGGCTGGTAGTGTTACGCCTTGTGTGCCTCTACCATTATCAACTGGAACACGTCTATTTCTGGCTGGAAGATTAACTGTTTTTTGACCAACGACAAACTTGTCTTCGCTGGCATTAGGCATTGGTGGGGTTGCCATTACTAATCCTCTTCCTTGAGTTCTTGTGCAAGAACACGAATAAACATATTTTTAAAGTCATCATTGTTTGCGCTTAATTGTTCTGCTATTACTCGCAAACGATAGCGTGCTTCAGCATTGTCTTGACCAGATAGTGATGGCTTATCACGTTCTGGGTAGTACAACCTAGACTGCTCAAGCCATCTATCACGTTCTGCAAAGTAAAGTAAAGCAGCCTGACCAGCATCAGTGTTAGCAAACTCTGGCTTCTTTAAGGCAGATTCAATACGCATAATCTTTTGGTCACGAGCACCAATATTGATTGTTACTTCTGGTTCGTATCCTTGCAAGACATCAGACTTGTAAGCCTTCATCTGGTCATCAATCCAGTTAGCATCAAAGCCACCGTAGACGGCTTCAATAGCCAACTGACCACGCATTGCTGACATGGATAGACGGTCTGCTTCTTTTAATACTTCTTCTGCAGTTAGACGGTCACCCTTACCACGGCGTTCCATTGCCTTACGGTACTCTGAAGAGAAATCTCCACCAGTAAAGAAGTAAGGAATTACATCGCCATAGGAACTAAACAGTGATGGGTTGTTCTTTCCAAAGTTCCAAGCGTCATCATTTGCAAAGACTTGGTTCTTGTTATCACTGAATCCAATAAGAACTGCGTTGCGTCCCCATACTGCAGTGTACTCAGCCCAGGCTGTTTCAAAGTTTCCATCATGTTGCTGGGCAATTTTGTTGAATGAATCAGCCATTTGCCACTGTAGGAATGTATCGCCGTTTTCGTTCTGTGCGTAGTATTGGTATAAAGGTGTACCTGGCAGTACGTTCTGCAGTAATCCCTGCATTAAGTATGCAAAACGTGCACGACTTAAGCCATAGGCAGCCAAGTCAGCCTGTAATGCTGCACGGTCTTCAGGGGTTAAAGGTGTTCCATCGTATAGAACCTTGTACTTAGGGTTAGTTGTTGCTTCCCAAGCCATGATTGGCTTGGCAGTTTTACCGTAAGCCTTCTCATCTTCAACTATGGCAGCAGCAATCTTTTGAATCCATGCTGGCAGGAAGCCAATGTACTTACCTTCTGAAGTACCGTAAGGTGCAATCATGTTAGCAAGTACGTCAGGTGTCTTGTTTTGAATTTCATTATCAAGGGAACCGTAGGCAATGTTCCATACAGTTCCAAATCCTGGAAGAATACCTAGGTCACTATCTGCAAGTTCAGCACCAGAGAACGCAAGGTTCAAGGACTTAAGCGGTATAGCAACGTCTGCTGTTTCTGGATTGCCACGCAAACCAAACAATGTACGCAAGTATCCACTCAAAGGTATGGTAAATACCTTGTCTCCATACTGGTCATTCCAAACAAATCCCTGCATTGGGTCGTGTGGTGTACCAGTAAAGTCGTATATTGCAGAAGTTTCTTCGCTTAATAGGTTCTGATACAACCTAGTTGCAGGGGCAACACGGGTGGCAAGACGACTAGGATTTGTTCCTAGTTCTGACCACTTGCGGATGGTGTTAGCCCAAGCATTAACGAATGGAAGAACTAATTGTGCTGCATAGGTAAGATTGTTCTTTTGAGTTGCATCATAGAATAGGGATGCAATCCTCTTGGCAGCCTTATCTCGTGCATAGGCATCAACATCTGCAACAGTTAATCTACCAACACCATCTTTAGATGCTTGAACAATGTCGTTAAAGGCAGGGTTTAGTTCAGTCCAAGGCTGGTAGGTGATAACACCATCTTCGCCTTCCATTGCAACCCTTGTGGTCTTAATGTCTTCAGCATTCTTTAATACTTTTTGTGCTGCTTCTCTTGACATAATTGGAGCCATTTCAGAAACGGCTTCCCAGTATGCAATTCGGTATTCTGGACCATAAACCGTGCGAACTTCAGCACGTGCTGCTTGACGGAAGAACCAATCAGCAAACTGATTGTACTTTCCTCTAACATCTGTTAACTCAATAGGCTTTTGATGTGGCATAAACAGATTAGATGCGTTTGTTTTTGCAACATCGTCAACAAGTAACTGGTCTCTAATTATGTTAGTAAGTCCACGGTGATTATCTCTGTATGAATTACCCATTTCAAAGACAACACGTTCCTTGATGGTAGGTACACCATTTACGAGTACTTCTTTTCTTTCAACAACCTTGCCAGTTGTTATGAACTCACGTAGTTCTGTCATGCCTAGCGTTTCATCTGCTATTTCACGGGCATAGGAACGTGATGTGTTTCCAAACAGTAATGTTCGGATGCCATTGTCCATGGAGAATAGTTTTTGCAGTTGTGGTTCTGCATTTCCAAGGATATCAATTTGTCTCTTGAATACACCATCACGAATAGCCTGAATCAATGCTTCTTCGTAGGTCATGCGACCTTCTTTTACTGCACTGGCTAGTCCCTTTGGCAGTGCACGCATGTCATTTGTGGCTACTGCTCTTTTAATTGGGTCAGCACGATGCTGTAGTAATCGTGATGCTACGGCTTCTGCGTATTCTTTAGCATTTCTAGGAGTACCATTTTTTGCAACTTCTAGTTTAATTGAGTCGTATTCACCACTGCGCCATGCACCACTTAAGTTTTGTCCTTCAAGGGAATGTCCACGTGATGACATTGTGTTAGCAAAGGAGTCATGCATTGCTTGAGTATCATCTGCAACAAAACGCTCTGTACCCATGAACGCTTTACCGTTAATGTCTACTGTGTATGGGTCTTTGGCTGCAGCCTTGCGAACGATTGCTCTAGCAGATTCTGGGTTTGACATGATGAGTGCAGTAAACTTAACAGGATTAGTGAAAAGTCCTACACCACCTGCAAGAAACATACGTGTCTGCATTTCTGCGATGTTACGTATCTCGTAAGATATACGACCAACAAGAAGGATACTACGCAAGAAACCATCAGTTGCACTACGAGTGAATCTTGTCGCAGCAAATGTTGCACGCTCTGTCAATCTTGAATCTTTAGCAATAACATTGTCAACAGAACGTGTTGCACGTGCCATAATTCCAGTTAGTTCACGAACTGCATAAACATTCGGCAAAGCAATTTCAGTAGCAAGTTGGGTAATTGAGGTTGGCTTGTCAGTCAAGTCAAATTTTTGACCGTCAACAATTATCTTGTTTCCTACTTTATCACCGATTGCTTGTGATGTGTATTCCTTGGCACCACTTGAAGCAGTTCTGTAGGCTGTTGTAAAGTTTGTTAACTTTTCTTTAATCTTTGGGCTAATTTTTTGCTTCTCGGCATAAACATCAACCGTATCGTCAAGCATTCTAGTAATTACATTTTGACGATTTGCAAAATCAAGTTCATCTATGTCAATAATTTCATCTATAACTCTGTCAATGTCATCAACATTGTAACGAGCACCAATCATCCACCTGCGAACCTCTTCAACAAGTGCGTTAGTGTCATCAAGTTTAATGCTCATTTGTGTTGGCATTCTAGTTCCAAGGAACTTTAGAGCCTGACCGTACTTTGTTAGATTCTCTACTGAAGACTTTGGCTTCATAATGAAGTTAGGGTTAGAGTTTACTACGTAGCGACCAATGGCTGTACGTGGCATTGAGGTGTTGACATCCACACCAATACGACCAAGTAATAATACTTCAACATCGTCTACAGTTTTTGCTGCAGCAAGTTCTTTTGCAAGGTTTGCGTCAAAGTTATTCTTTGATAGGCGCATAATTTGTGCAGCAGATTCGGTCTCAGCAATGCGCTGAAGAACAACATCTGCATTTTTTCCAAAAATCCACTCAATGGCTTTTTCTTTATTGACTTTGTAGCCATCGGAAGCCTGAAGTAAGCCAGCACGTTCCTCCATAATAAAGCGTTGCTTTGCTTCTGGAGTACCAATCTCTTGAACTTCTTTGTACTTTTGCGCAAGATTATCTGTTGCTTGTTGTAGTGCGGATTTTTTAAGTTCTAAAGTATCACGAACTTTTTTAAATCTTGTAATGTAGATGCCATCAAGTGCAGTGTTGATTTGGTTATCAACAGACTTAATTTCCTGCTTAAGATACTTAAGTGAATCTGCCTTAGACATTGGAGTTCCAGTTGCAGGGTCAAGAACTACACCAGTAGCCAGTATCTCTTGGTCTTTAATTTTTTCTAGCAAAGATGTTTTGGTTTCGTTTAACTGTGTTAAGCCAGAACGTGCAATAGCGGCTTGTACAGCCTTAGGTTGTTCTGCAACAGTTCCCTGTGTAATTGCATCATTAAGAACATTTCTTTGTTCTGCAATTCTTGTATAGACTTCATCAAGTTCTGCTGCTGCAACTTTTTGATTCTCTAAAGCCTCAAGAGCCTCACGGCTTGGAAGGTTAGCACGGTAAGTTGCAATCTCTTCTGCTACATCTGCAGTTGCTCTTGCAGTACCAGCAGCACTTGTTGCTTCACGTAGATTTTTTGCTTGAGTTAAAGCCTTACGTGCTTCAGCGGCTTTACCAATCTTACCTGCAGGGTCAATGTAAAAACTTAAAACACCATCAATAATTCCAGAGATAACTTTGTATTGAGAATCTTCTGGGTCAAGAGTTGTTAATGCAGAAATTGCGGCACGACCAGGAGTGTAAAAATATTCCTGTCCAGTTTTTGCTGAACGTACACGTGCTACACGTGAGGACAATGCTTCCTTGGCTTGGTATGCTTCACCACTTGGAATGAATCCAGTTCCAACACTTAGACCTTCAACTGTATTTTGATACAGTGTTGTGTTTTTGTAAATACGGGTAAAGTCACTTGCATCTTCTCCAGCGACTATGACGTTATCTGGGTCGGTAAGTGAAGTAACACCAGTCTCATTTTGATTTGCGTAGCCATCAATCTGACGAAAAACGTTAGTGGCTGCTTCGTAACCTGAAAACAAAGGAGTCAAGAATGTACGTGATGTACGCTTAATTGCAGCAAACCATGCAGCATCTTCTTTATCCTGCTCTGTAGCAGTGTTCTCGTCCTTGTTTAAACCTTTTAGGTATTCGTTGTAGTCAATGTTATTGACTTGACCTTCTTTACCTTCCCATGCTTTATCACCCATGGACTCGTTAAGAATTGTCTGAAGACGTGCTGCTGCACCTACTGCATCGCCAGATGTTCCACTCTTAGCAAGGCTTAGTGCAATGTCTGGGTTCTGAGGAAAACTATCTGCGTACCGTGACAAGATAACTGGCAGGTCTGTCTGCGAGTAAATCTTCTTGTACTCATTAACTAATTCATCTTGAGAGTATTGTCTTGTCTCAAAAGGATTGTTACCGCTTGGCTTCCAGTCCTCGTAGGTGAACAGAGTTCCCTTCGGCTGAAAAAGACTCTTCTTTTTAGCCACTAGCGACCTTCGTTCTCTAGGGCATTAAGAAGTACACGAAGAGATTCATTAGGGTACAAAGCATAGGCTGCACGAATTTGTGCTGCAGTGTCATCAATTTGAACTGGCATTGCAGTTGGGTAGTTGCTACCTGAGCCGAAAGGCATACCTGCAGTAATTGGTTCTTCTGGTCGTTGAGTTGGGTCAAACAATCCAGCCATAGGTGACGCCTGTTGAACAGGCTGAGTAGCGGAAACTGTTGGTGCTGGCATGGAAGGAGTTGGGTTTCCTTGCATAGGTGCTGAGGACTGCATGTCTGCTAGAGCCTTACGTTCTCCGTAAACACCATTTGCTGCCATGTCTTTCATTCCCTGCACTGGACCGCCATCGGTACGGCGTGATAGTTTACCTGGACCTGATACTGGTGCTGGATTTGCTGGCTTGCGATATCCGCCTCTTGCCATGATTATCCTCTTTCAACTATCTGGGTTTTACCACCAGTATTAATATCAAACTTTTTAGCAATCTTCATTGCTTCTTGTAGTGTTGCGCCATGTGCAATAGCGCCAAGTGCGTAAGCCGCACCAGTGCCTATTCCATAAACACCCGTGTTTGTTTCAAGCACAGCGTAGTTAGATGCGACATGAAATACTCTGTCTTTAAATCCAACAAGGAATACAAAGTCTTCGTCTTCTTTCATTGTGATGCCAGTATCTTCATGCTGCTTGCGCATCTCAGGGATAAACTTAGACACCATGAAGGTGTATGGTTCAGAACCATCATACTTTGGTGGTTCCCAGCCGTATAGGATAACGTCACAACAACGTGAGTTACCTGCGCCAGCCATTACGTACTGGCCAACTTCAACAATCTTCTTCATGCTTCTATGTTGATATGGTCGTTCAGTATCTGTTACTTGTGCATCTGCAGCAAAGATAAAACCTTTGCTGTTCCTGATGGCAATGATTGTAGTCATTATCCACCTAGTCTGGCTAAGATTTCCTGAATGTTCGCTGGGGGAGGGGTTGCTCCAGGCTGGGCTTCTACAGGAGCACCACCCATAGTTGCGGATGCCTGTGCTTCAACTGGAGCCTCCACGCCTGGAGCAGACTGTGATGGGATACCTGCTCCTGGGATTCCTGGAATCTCTGGTGCAGGAGGTTGTGCAGGTGTTGGCTCAGGTTCTGGTTTCTTGAATGCATCCATAACTGAATCTTCAACACTCTTGCCGCTACGGCGGTTGTCAATCGTCTGAGCAATCTTCATAACGATATCTGATGGGTCCTGCCCTTGAGCAGCCATCTGTGGGATTGCTTGCGATGTTGCGCTAAGTGCTCCCATTAATGCACTGCGCATTTTTTCAATGTCAATGCGTTCAATCTCCTTGGATACGTTTACGTTCCATGGAAGTTCCTGCATTACAAATTCTTGTGAAATTAGGTCTGCCTGTAAAGCCTGAAGGCTGAAGATAAGGGCACGTGATGGGTCAAGTCCTGACATCAGACCGTAACGTACATTTACGCTGTAGTCCTGCTTGATGTCTTTTTCTGGGCTGTACTTAAGAATGTAAGGTGCACCGTTGTAAGTCATCTGTGTTGACTTCTCGCCAGCGAATAACTTCTCGTCCATTTCCATGGCTAAAGCCATGACATCCTGCAATGTTTCTGCAAGGATTTGCTGACCAGCCTTGATTTGGGAATCAAAGCCACCAAGAAGTGCCTGAACACCAGAACCCGTAATTACGGATGCATTGACGCTACCTGAGCGACCTTCTGGGTAACGAGCACCCATGCGCATTTCTTGTTCAAGAACCTGCTGTTCTTGGAATGCGCCCATTGGAATTTCTAGACCAACACGGCGAACGCCCTGTGGGTTGGCAGTACGCATGACTGCATCAGGACCGAATGCAAACTCTTGCATATCCTGTGGAACAACCATTGGCGCATTAACTGATTTCTCAGCAGCATCCATGGCAAGAAGGCTAAAGCGAGCACGAGCAATCTGTGCCCAGATGACATCATCAAACTGACCACGTGGGTCTTCGGTGTCAATGCCTGGACGCTTGGCAATGCGAACACTTAGTTTACCTAGTAGGTTCTTTGCCTTGCGCAGGGGAAGGTTTCCTCGTTGTGGAAGGAACAGGATTACCTGGTCTTTGTCCTCGTAACGAATCAAATCAAGTAGAGTACCGAGGTCAATGTTTCTGCGGTCTTCTCCGCCAAGGATTTGGCGTTCGTACTCTGGGAACTCAACGATAAGTTCACCAATGGACTTAAGGTAACGCTTGCTATATGAAACACATCGTCCGTAGCGGTCATATTCAGGGTAAGCACCCAATGGGTTTTCTACACGAATGCGTGGCATACGAGCCTCAAAGTCAGGCTCTACAACAAACGGCAGGAAGGCATAGGTATTATACCAGTCTGCGCCTGTATACATCTGGGTTTGTAGCCCAGAAAATTCAACGTAGTTGTTGACAATCATAGAACGCAAGTCAGCGTTCTTTTTTGCCCTGTCAGATGTTACGTCAGGTGTCTGGCAGTTAAACGATGGCAGTGGTGCTAGAACTTCAGCCAAGTCACGAGCAACAACGTCAACGAAGTTGGCAATCATTGGCTTGGTCATGCCCTCAGGGAACATGTCAGGGTATACCGATACCATGTCACCACGGCGTACAGCAGTGATATCAGCCATACGCTGGTCACGAACTGAGTATCGCTGGCGTAGGTAAAGTACCTTGTCAGCGACCTGTTCCATTGAGAGTGCCATGAATATCCTTAAAGATAAGTTGTAAATTGTTCCATTGCTAAATCGTCAAGATTAACAACTGCTTGCTTTGCCATCTGTCGTTGAGTAACAAAGCGGCTAGTTGCGTGCCAGATTTGATTCCCAGAGTGCTGAATCATTTCCTTGGCTTTAATCTCGCAGAACCACAGAGCCATCACAACGTCTGTAGGGTTACGAGTTCCAGGCTTCCAAGTAATCAACTGATTGATTAGAGCCTTGATACCCTCGTGATACTGAGGGTCTGGTAGTTCAATGAGGTTATCTCGGTTGTGCTTAGCACCACCCATAGTACCAAACAAGCCTTGCATAGCAGCCACACCGAAGTCAGTGTCCCACTTGTTCTTACCAGTGAAGTGACTGGAGAACCTTACGCCCTTGTTAGCCAGATACTGGCGGAACTCTTCGTCCACCTCGTACATCTTCTGGTGGGCGTTGATTTCAATACGCAGTTCTACTGGGCGGTAGGTGTTAATCCAGTCTTCAATGATTGCACGAATCTTGCCAGGTGTTGGGTCTGACATATTGTAGGCATCTAGAACTAGACGCTTACCAGACTGACGGTCAATCGCATAAACAACTAACGCAGTCTTTCCTGCCATAGCAGGGTCCATGCCAATTAGTGTGACCCATTGTCCGTCTCGTGGATGTCCAGGCGCTCCCATGCGGAGAGGACCAGGCTTACGCATACGGTTAACACAGGCATTAACAATCGTTGGATTAAAAATTGCGTCATCGTCTATGTCCTGTTGCTGGTAAACCAAAGCCCATGTTGAGGCGGTTACCTCGCTACGTCTTGCAAAGAGGGCTGGTCCATCCCATTTCTGGTAGTAACCATCCTCATCTGGTACAGCGTCATCATCGCCGTCCCATGGACGGTCTGAGCGCTCCCAGAGGGTGACCCACTTATTAGGGTCATCGTCAATCTCAAGTGCGGCTGGCATAGCCAGACGTGTAAACGGGCTGACACCACCAGACCAGTGTTCTGGATTGCGGAGTTCTCGGTATAAATCTACAGCCCCGATACGGTTTACTTAGGTCAAGAAGCCCGTGACTCCTCCGAAAAGGACCCTACGCTTCAGGCGCTAGGTATTGGTGGTCAGATTTACGGTGCTCGTGCAGACCTCATCATCCTTGATGACGTTATCACTACTGCCAATGCCCACGAGTGGGAGAAGCAGTTAGAGTGGCTTCAGAAGGAAGTAATCACCCGTCTGGGTAAGAACGGTAAATTGCTCATTGTAGGTACCCGTATCGGGGCTGTAGATTTATACCGAGAACTCCGCAATCCAGAACACTGGTCTGGTGGTGTCAGCCCGGTTACACGTCTGGCTATGCCAGCCGCACTTGAGATTGACGATGACCCTAATAAGGGGCTCACCCTCTGGTAGCGCTG